TTAGCCATCTATTCCATCCTCCTTTGTAGGCAAATCTAAAGGCTTTTCTACACTTGAAGTTTCAGTCTCTGATGATAGTATTACAAAGTCCTGATCTAACACTTTTTCCTGCTTCCGTTTTGTCCAGTTAAGCAGCGGTTCTAGCCATGTGGCACCCGCATCGATAAGATTTTCCATGACTGATTGTGATTCACGTAAAAACATGATTGAATAAGCTACTGTGGCCAAGAACACCGCTACCCTATCCAGCATTGTAACTCTAACACTAAGACCGGCCAGGATCATGATTGATAAATAGCTGAATAACTTAATCTTTGTTCCTTCCCAGAAACTCTCACTATTGATTTTGTGGGTCCTAAAAGCGGCTAGAATCCCGCCATTTCGTTTACCCAGGGCATAATATTTTGTGATGATATCCAGCACTACCGCCCCGCCCAAGGCTCCAGCCGCAGGAATGTAGGCTGCATCCGGAAATAAAACATAATTTGCCGCAACAACAAAAAAAGCCCATATTGGTTTGACTGAGTTAAAAGCTTTTGAAAAATATTGCTCTAATTCATGCAACTATCACACCTCCAATATAAAAGCCTCGGTATAAACCGAGGCTAAGATTACTATTGAACATGATATTTTTTATACTGTTCTTTTTTGTGTTCATCACTAATTTGAGCATATACTTGCGTTGTGGCCGGGTCCTCATGACCAAGAAGGGCCTGAACCGTACTTATATCGGCACCATTGTTCAAAGTTAGGGTAGCAAAGGTATGCCTCAAAGTATGTGGATGAACGCTTTTTTGAATGCCGGCCCGATCTGCTATGATATGTATTTCTCTTTGTATGCCTCTTTTGGAAAGTCTTCGATAAGGCTGGCGTTCCGTGATAAAAAGGGCTGGTTCTCGGTCAAGCCGATTCATCAAATATTTCCGCAGGTGATACATGGCTTTGAATGAGAAGAAAACTTCCCGCTCTTTATTACCCTTTCCTATCACTCGGGCCGACGCTGTTTGCCAATTGATATCGTCTCGATTCAGAGCTTGTACTTCAGACAGCCGGCATCCAGTAGCATATAACACTTCGATGAGTGCCCGTTCACGGTAGGTCTGGCAGGCCTCTCGGATCATCTCTAATTCCTCTATAGTCAACGCCTTCGGCATCCTCTGTTCCTTTTTCGGTGGCTTGATTTTCCTGGTTGGGTCCCGGGGGATGATTTCTTCCTCCGTGAGCCAGCTGAAGAAACTCTTCAGGACCGACAGCTTTTTTGATATCGAACTGGTCTTTAGATCCGGAAAATCCCCAAGAAATACCCTTATGTCGGCAGTAGTTATGTCTGTCACAGGTTTTCGGACCTTCTCAGCGAAGATACGAAGCTCAAGCTGATATCCCTCTAATGTAAGCGGGCTCAAGCCTTCCAGCTTTTTAGCTGCCAGGAATAACCGGACCTTGTCTTGGATATCCGGGTGGGCACCAGGTAGTTGTGCCGGCCTGACATCATATAAAGATAAAATACCGGCCAACCGCATTCTTAATTTAATTTGGTCGATTTGTGGAGATAATGAAACGACTTCGGATGAGATTTGGGTAAGCAAAAGTTCCTCAGATGATTGGGAAATAGTAGGCATGATATGAACACCCCCGTAAAGTGTTTTTGCCCCGTAGAATGATTGAAGCAGGCGGCGCCTACGGGAAGCGCTTTTTATCTGACTGATCAGGTCAGACTAGCCTGCTCATATTATACCATATCATGTCTAAAAACCCAAGTCAACGTCCGAACTTTAGTTTGCATTTTATTGTTTAATTTTTAAAAGGAAAAAACCCTACCTTCGTCGAATTTTCAAATTAATGATTGTAGAAATATGACATGGAAGGAGGGATCTTTTTTGGCGGATAAGAAACCTATTTCCAGGCTAAAGCCTTCACCCGCCCCATCACCACGACCAAAACCGGGAAAAGGCAATGAAGAACACTCAGCTAATCCACCTACATTTATACCACCGAAGCCACCAAAAAATTAATTACTTATTACTTTCGCTTAGACTCATCAGATACTTTTCAACTTCTTTGGTGTCATAGACCTCAACTATGACACCTTTTTCTATATTGATGTATGTCTTGCAAAGCTTTAAATACTCTTTGTATTCCGGATGGTGGGTGTTATAATATTCCATATCTTTGTGCTCTTCCAAAACTATGCCCATATCTTCATTAGGTAGAGAATAATGCTTTGCAAAGCCTTCACCTAGGACTATCCCGTCTTTTATGATTTTAACATAGCGAGGCACATTTTCCTCCAAGAACACTTGACGCCAACAGGACTTATCGTCGATATTCATTTTTTTATTCCATGAGCGAACCTTGTTAATTATAAAGTTTACATTGTCTCCGGATAGCCCCTTAATTGTGCCGGTAGCAATTGCTATAAGGACCACAAGCAAGGAATACTTTAATAAAAACATTATGTTGCCCAGTGCATTAATAAATTCTTTAATAGTTTTAATATCGTTAAACCGGGCCATCGTAACTCCCGTAAGAACAACAATGGGTAAGCTTAGCAACATGCCGTTAACAATTTCATTAAAATCGGATCTTTTATCAGAAGAAGGAAAGTCCATTTTATAACTTATCTTTTCTGCTAAAATTCCAGGAAGCACAAACAGAATTAAAGCAATAACTTCCTTGACTTCCATTCCTGATACCACCTCCAATTCAATACTACTATAGATCTTATTTAAAAAGAAGATGTATTTTCATAAAATAAAAAATACCCCTTGTGGCGTGTTGCACAGTATAAGTCTACTGTATAAATTGTAGTCGCCCTGTATCAGGATTTATTCTATATCCCCTGCAGCTCGCAAATTCTTCAGCATATTCCCCGTAACTTAATTGCAAAACACCTAATTGCTCAGGAGTAATTAATTTTAATACTGGCATTGATTCTTTGTCTTGTTCCAATGTCGTTTCTTGTACATCGCCTGACATTTCACCTTTATCCCATATTACAATGCCATTTGTCTTTTCATAATATATTTTTCTACCAAGTTGCATCATATCACTCCTTTTATTCTATAGCAATCCAATTATATTGGATATTTGGATTAAATGCAGGTAATGTAAACCCCGTTGAATTTACAACTATATTTTGTGAAGTATAGAAGATATTGTATGTTTCAACCACTCCTAAATAAGTGTCTTTAGTTAAACCTGCAGAATTATAAATAGTAGGATAATATCCGTTTGGATTGTATACTATTATAATTGACGGTTGAAATGTTAAACCTGAAACGGCTACTGAAAATTGAGACGTAGTTGATCCATCGATTTTCTGAAAGGTAGTAGTACTACCGGAGCTAGTTACTGTTCCACTCGCAAACTTTTTACCTGGGATTAGACTTCCAACCACTCCAAAAATACTCTTTCCTGATACAATATTCGCAGGAACTAAATTTGGGTCGCCTACAACATACCCACTTCCATTATGGTATCCAGCCGCAATTGCTTGATTAGCTGTGCTAGGTGTAATTACCACTGCACCTCTGTTCGGCATTGTACCTGCTGTTCCAGCTATCGTTGTTCCCGTTAAAACTTTGCTTGCATCAAATGTCACAGCCGCAACTTTGCTCCCGCTTGCATAGTATCCGCTTAGGGCCTGGTCTATGTTGGATGGTGTTATTGTTTTTATACCGTTGTTGGTCATTGTTCCAATCTGTTCTCCGATGTCATTAGTAAAAGTCTTACCACTCAATACATCTGAGGGTTGAGCGTTTCCCGACCCCCCTTCACCCTGTAATATAAAATTTGTGCCATTATAACGCAGCGTGTATATGCTCCCGGCTTTTAGATTACCTACACTTACATCATTGCCATTTGGTTTTTTAATAGATTTTGCACCAAGTCCATTTACATTCAAAGTGCTTGCTCCTGTGTTGTCAACATTTATTTTTACTGCAACACACAACCCATCTACTAATGCAGACGGTGCTGGATTTAAAGTAACTGCATAAGTGTTTGCCGAGCCTGTGGCTGTGGCATAGCCAACCTGCTTCACATAATCGGCCTGATGTGCAGCAAGCGCATTACTTACCGATCCCACCTGTTGGTCTGTATATGAATTTGCTGCTGTCACGGCTGCTGAGCCTGCCGCATCTGCTTTGGCCTGTGCTCCCGCAGGGGTTTCCTTGGCATTCCATGTATCTTTTTCTGTCTGAGTAACATGTATTACTATATTTCCGGTATGGTTATCAAAATCAGCCTGGGTTACATATATTTCGGACCCCAATGTCGCTGAAACATTTGTAGCATTCCCAACCAGGGTTATTACGTTTATATATCTTTCGACTACGTCAGGCCCACCACCAGCGGGGATATACTCCGCATTTGTTCCGGCGTTACCATAGCAGTAAAGTATTTCCCCTTCGTCTGGATCCTGGGCAAACACCCCAAGCTCTCGCCAGTAAAAGCCTGTTACAATATCTGCATTCGTAAAATAGCTGCGAAGTTTGGCCTTCCCACCAGTCAGTCTCTCGATTCCTAGTATTGTTAGCTCTTTTTTTGTATTAATTAAGTTGGTTAAATCTACAATGCTCTGCCCGCTGAGGCTCCCATCACCGATTTTTATTTTAGTGAAGTTCAGCTGAACCCCAGTCTGGGCTTTGGCCTGCAAATTTCTGCCTTTGTTTGTGAGAATAAGACCCCCGAAAGCTCCCATTTATACCACCTGCCTTATTTCTTGATAGTCGGCTATGTGAACAACATTGCCAAAATACAAATTCATTTCATCCGTGGCCGTTATTTCTACCGCTTCAAGCCAACTCCTGGCGTTTTTGACTGAATTTAAAACCTTTAAGAACTGATTAAGCAGCGTAGTATTTACCTGAGTATTCGTAGTCATGACTTTGAAATAATAGGGTTGGCCGCCATATTCAAACCATTCCTGGACTTCACCGTCTCCAAAATAGGTTTTTACGGTTTCCTCTACCGCAAAAGGCGTACCCCTGTATCTATGGGCTTTAATAGCATTTTTTATCAGGCTCCGTTTTATTTCAATTTCTGCAGTTGAATCATACCAATCCACGTGCATCTGCCAGGCCAATTCATCCAGAGCAGCATCATCCAGTTCATCAATGCGGGAAAGAATTAAGCAGGCTTTAACCTCATCGGCCAGCTGCCGGAAATGAGAGTTTAAAGCTGCACAAAGCGCCTGGGTTGTCGGATCCTGTTTCATGTATGATGTTTGGAGGCTTAGAAGGTCAACGTTTTTCAGGTCCATTTATATCAGACCTCCATAAGCGATAGTTACGGTACCGGCTTTGGCTACCTGGTCGAGATTGATTTCGGTATACACTGGGCTTGTAATATCAATTCTAAATGCCCCAGCATTAAGCATCAATTGCCGTAAATAATCAGGGTTAATGGCCCGCCCTAATTTCCCCGCCTGCCATAACTTATATTGATCTATAGCACCGCCGGTTCCTTCAATAGCATTTCTTATGATGGTTTCCTCGGTTTGCCGCTCCAATGCTATATAATAAGTCAATGTTATATCGTAAGAAACTGTGGTTGGCGCCGCAACCTGAACGTTGTCAGTTAACGGCCTCTTGTCTTTAGAGCTTACAATAGCGGTAACTTTATCGAGGATAGCCTGGGATGGGATTTCTCCGTCTTTCAAAAGCGGTACAACTTTAACGGTGCCTGCAGATGGGGAGGACACTGAAACATCAATTATATTTGCATCGGCTGTTTTTGCCCAATAAATATAAGCCCCTTCAGGGCCTGCGGTCGAATAACTTTCCGGTGCCTGCCGGATCCTGTCTCGGTAGTGGTCATCATCCTCGGTATCTGACCCCCCAGAGCTGGTATCAATATTAGCCACTGAGGCCACATACGGCACCGGGTCAACGATTGTTTTTATCTGCCCCGGAGCAAAGCCGTTATATTTTTCTCCGCCCTCGGTAGCTTCTGCAATTACATCGCCCTGTGTCTGGCCTGCTGGAATTGTAAGTTCCTGAATCGTTGCAAAATAAAGTTGCCCGTCAGGAGTGGCACGGGTCCCTGCGGGGATTGTAATATTTGTTGGCTGAATAGCCGAAAGAGTAAATCTTAAAGTAACTCTAGCTTTTTGGGCCTGAAGCCGTGCTGTATTATAAAATTCTCCAATCACATCAAGTTTATCGCCCGTCGCATATCTCAAAAGATTTTGTTTCGCCGATTCGTTTATGTCATTTTTCAAACCCACGATTAAAGGTAAGATTTGCAATAAAAAATCCGGCGCTCATCACCCGGATAAAAGGTTTCTCCCAACGCACTTTCAAAATCCTGTATGAGCTGGTTTTTTAAACTTTCGGCGTCTACTTCGACAAAATTTACTTCGCTCATACCTCTATCACCACCCTGAACTGCATATTACCCTCATCATCCACACCGATGAATTTTACTTCTTTGACTGTCGCCCTGGGTTCGTAATCGCTCACCAGTCTGTATATTTCTGCAACATATAAAGCCACGATGGTATCCTTGGGCTTATCAAGCATGTTCTGGTCAATGCCCAAAGTTCGGTCATATGCTACCTCATAGCGCCAGGTGGATATAAGATTCCTAACGTTTTGCGCTATTCTTTCCGCATCTTTTGCGGCCCAATTCAAATTGGCTGGTTTTGACGTATCTATAATGTATTCCATTCAATCACCTACTCCGGTAAACGTGAAAGCATATTGGGATTGGACCTTTTAATGTCAGCCTTATCCGATGACCCCAGTAAATTTATATTTCCTGATACTTTTGGAAGGGATATGCCTGGAGCATACGAAGTTGAAGTTTTCTTGGTACTCTTGGAAGCCTGGGCACTCCCCGGGCGGACATATTCTTCAAACTCCAACTGAATAGTCCCCGAAAGAATATTCCCGTTTGAATCTATTACTGTATTATTCAATGAAGCACTCTTGAGAAGCCATTTATTCGCACCCAGGGGTATCCCGCCCAATATAAAAGGGTAAGGCTTGCCGGCTTCAACAAGAGCTTTCCATGCTCCGTATTCATTCCTGACATTCACACCCATGGAAACATCAAGAGGTATGCTAAAGCTCATTGTATATAAATCGGGTCCCTTTATATAGGTGCTTGGCTTTTTATTTGCCGCATCCTGTTTTTCAGTTTCTAGACTGCTATTCATGGTAAGATCATCGAAAGTATATATTTTCTGACTGTTTACCTGAAATGTTTTATTCGCAAAAACCGCAATAGGCATGTAACCACCGCCTAAAACTTAGCTATAATGAGCCCATCATTCATACAGTTTGAAAAGAAAACCACCGCAACATTATCCCCTACCTGAAGGGTTCCAACATGAGAAGCCGCTTTTAAAGGCCAGGATACATCATTATCCCTTTCAGGAAATAAAACCCGTATCCCTGAAGATTCTATACTCGATATCTTGCCCTTTAAAACCATCAATACCCCTCCAGCGGTTTCCTGAGTTTTAAAAAGGTCTTTTTATTCGCAAGTTTATGGGTTACTTGTTCGCAAAAGTATTTCCCATCGGCCATGCCTACTCCCTGTATCTGTATTACATTACCTGCCGCAATCCCGGGAGCAAGTTCGATGGTGCAGTATCCGGTATTTTCATATTTATTTTTAGAACGAAGGATATTTTTGGCGAATCGTTCAGCCTCCGCCTGGCTTGAAACAAATATATCAGCAAATTTTAAAACAGGTCCGAAAGCCCCGGAAGGTTTATACTCATATTTGATGTCTCCGAAAGATATGCGGCACCCACCATATATCCATGTTGACCTCTGTAAAAATCTGTAATCCCCGTCAAAGTCGTCAATATAAATGGTCTTAACTGGCGACTGTGCATCCATATACCGCTCATCATACATAACAACCTTCTGGCTGGTTATTTTCAGCATGTATCCTTCCAGTAAACACCGCCATGCCAGAAAAGCGAAGTCTGCCTGTTCGAATTGGTCTACACGCTCATAAAAAGGATTCTGTATGTTATAAGTCTCCAGCAGGAATCCATACTTCCTTGCCAGTTCAGTAACTATCTCCAGAAACCTTACATTTTCCCAGGCCTTGGTATTTTCCGTTTTAGCATCCTGGGGAATGGCCAGGGCACGAATAATAAACAAACCCCGCTGCTGTTCAAGCTCGTCTATATACATGCGGCCGGAATCAAAACCGTTTTCTTTTACTTGAACCTTATCGTTTTTCTTCGGTTTCCATTGGCTCCAAAATCCTTCCGGATCATCAAACCAGACTTCCAAGCTGTCGGCAATCCCCCCAGCATTATCAGTTATGTCGGCTTTATGAATTTCAACGGCATTGGTTATATCCTTACCTTCATATATCAGCTGCAAAACTCTGTCACCTCTTCCATGGCGGGAGGGTTGCGGCGGCTTCCTGCTCAATAATAGGGATTTTTAGCTTTATTCCTGCATCGAATACCAGCACGCCAGCATATTGTGGATTGGCCTGGATTATCAGATGGGCTTTGAATTCATCGTTGTATGCATCAAGAGCAAGCATGTCGAAAGTATCACCCTGCATCGTTGTATATTCGAAATAATTAACTATAGCCATAGGCAACCCTCGCTCTTTCACGCTCGATTTCTTCTATCATCATTCGTAATTCTTCTTTGTGTTTTTGTAATATGGGTTCCAGTTCCGCACGATTTCCGCCGTAGATAGTGGGATTATAGATTATCTGAATACTGCTCCCGGCAGGTTTTGCTCCAAGTATTTGAGCGGTTTTATTCAATAAGCTAAGGCTTCTTGGGGTCCTTTTAAGTGGAATGGCCATTTCTGCCCAGTCCGCTTCGCCAAATATCGAGGGTTCGGTTGCTATACCGCCCTCGGCAAATCGGGGCATTGAGCTTGATACATTCGCCTGCAACTCCACGTTCTTCCCATTAAGCCCCAAAAATTTTCCTACACTGCCTATAACATTACTAACACCGCCTATAAATTTAGACGCTAAATTAGCTATCGGGGAGATTAAACTCAAAAACTTCTCAATAATTGGCATAACCAGTTTTATAGCCCCGCCCAAAACAGTGCCTATAACATTGGCAAGCAATTGAATAATTGGTATTACTGCCTGCAAAATCGGGAATATAGAGTTCAAAATCTGCATAAGTGGGGGCAATAATGCCTGAACTATTTCCGTTAATACAGGAATTATCGCACTTAAAGCGGTAGTTAAAAGCGAGCTAATTATTGTGGCAACCATCGCAATGATAGGGGTTAATGCCTGTAAAAATGGTAATATAGCCTGCAATATCTGCATGATCGGAGGTAAAATATCCTGAATGAGCTGCACCAATACGGGTATTATCGGCTGAAGCACTGAAAATACAACCATTATCATCTGTGCTGCGATTGGAAGTATCTGCTGAACCAGCTGCATTAAAAGTGGAAGTAAGGGCTGTATAAGAGATATGAGCATGCTGAGACCTTGATTTAATAAAGGCATTGCAGTCTGTATAATCTGCATCACTATGGGCAAAGCCTGTTGTATGATATTCACAAGCATGGGACCCATGGTGCTGCCTATGGTGTCAAATATGGGCATCAGTATTTGTGCAAATTGACTGGCCACATTTAAAAGGTCCGGCAATAAATTTGCTATATTGCCCAAAAATCCACCTAATGCACTGGATAATTTAGGGGCTATGGCAGGTAAGTCGGAAACCAGCTTATCTATTATTGGTTGTATTTTGGGCAACAAAGACGCCAAAATCCTGTTTCCAAGACCCATTACTGAAAGCTTCAGCTTATCAATTGTATCTCCCAAGTTATCCAAAGCTTCAACCTGCTCACCTGACATGACAAGACCCAACTTGTCGGCTTCAGCAGCGAGCTTTTGTATTTCATCTGTCCCGGCATTCAGAATAGGAAATAGTTCTGCCGCTCCTCGGCCAAAAAGTTTGAATGCCAGTGCATTTCTGTCTGCCTGATTTTCTATTTTCGAAAGCTGGACAAGGGCCTCCTGAAATACCTGGGATTGCGGCCTGAGTTTTCCGGCCCCATCTGTCACCGAAATTCCCAGGGCCTGGAATGCAGCTGCGGTATCTTTACTGCCCTTTCGGGCTGCATCCATCTGCTTTGTCATAATGCTTATGGCCTGGGGGAGGGCCTCAAAATTCGTCCCTAACTGGCTTGATATATACTGCAGGCGCTGTAATTCCTCAGCGGAAAGCCCTGTTTTATCCCGCATTTTTACCAACTGATCACCGGTCTCAGTAGCCTTCATCAATAATCCGCCAAGGGCAACTGTCCCGGTGCCTATTCCGGCGGCAACCGCAGCTCCGGTGACTGCAGCGGCTTTACCTATTATGCTTAAACCTTTGGATGCAAAACTGCCGAGTTTTGAAAAAGTTCGAGATGCTTTCGACGTCTGGGCTGATGCTGTCATTAAAGCAGTTTGTAAAGATGGGTCTACTTTCCCGGCAAGAGTAATCAACGCTCTAAGTTCTTTTTGACTGGCCACCGGTAGCCGCCTCCCTTCTTAACCTTTCGGCTTCTTCACATAAAGTATGGTAAAAGTCAAGAAAATCCACTAACGGTTGATTAAAACACCATTCTGCCGATGTGGATGTTATTAAAGTAACCTGAGCAATTGCAGTCTTTATAAACTGATCAGGGATTATTCCGCCAAATCGAGATAGAAAAAACTTCTTGCCAGAGAAGCGGCTTTGTCGGCATCCTTCGCACTCATCCGCATTATATCGGTTATATCTATAGCTGAATTTACTTTGCATACCGCTTCCGCAAAAAGGTATAAATGATAGTCAGGGTCCGTTTCGGGTATACTTAAAGGTATTCCTGCTGCCTTCATCTTTTTGCTGGCGTTAAGTTTATCCTTTGCCGTCAAATTCTCAAAGTCGTAGGGCAGTTCTGTGACCTCTTCCCCATTAATCATAATGGGTTTTGACAATTTTAAAGTCTCCATGATAATCCTCCTTAAAAGTTTGGGCGGCCCTTAACCGAGAGCCGCCCTGATGTTTTTCATATAGTCTACACCATTAATCTTGTAAATATAGTTCCTTTTGTCAATCAACAATGTTTCAACGCCATTTATTACTTGGCGATATCTGAGCACCTCAAAATCAATGCTCCCATCCATGGTCGTTGCTGGCGATTCAACTTTCCCAGGGTCATACTTTTTATTGATGCCGGTAATAAATATCTTAGCTCCTTCCGGCACCATCTGCCCGTTGGCCGTCAATGTATCCCTTACAAATCGGAGTTCAAGATTTTGAGTACCAGGCTTAGCCAGATTTGAAGCGTTTTTGTTGATTGACCGCATATTTATGGTAAAAGTCATGCTCCCAATCTGACCAGGGACAGGCATATCAATGGACCCCATTATACCAGCGCCTTTTATCTCCCCTGTCTGAATCTCTATGGAAGGTAGCTGGCAAGATACGTTATCGTCAATCTCTACTCCATCAGCCAAAAGTTTATGGGCTATTACATTCCCGGATATTATCATGCCTGCTCACCTCCGAACAATACATCAATGCCCTGGGTGGTATACTCAATCTTTGCAGTTATGCTCTTGCCTGGCGGTGTGGTAGTTGTGGCCACATCAAAGACAAAATCTCCTTCCACGATGTCGCTGGTCGGGTTACTGGTTTCATTGAAAGAAATCGTTCCATACAGCAATGCTCCACGGTTTACAAGGCTATCGAGAAATTCCTGATAGTCATTGAGTATCGTATCGACCCTGGCCCGATCCATTGGCTTATCTACCTGAGCACCGTAGCGGCTCTGAAAATCGTTCACCAGGTAATAAAGCATCCTCACGCTGGAATCGAATTTATTCCTGGGGTCCATGTCTTTGCCGTATTCGTATTCTCCGGTATGGGGTCCCCAGAGCACCCAGCGGCCTCCCCAGTACGTGAGCGTCCGGATACCCTTGCTGTTTAAGTCGTTGGCCTGGACCTGGTCAAATTCTATGGGAGCGCCATCGGCAAGGCACATTCCGGTTACATCCACCGGCTTATTCGATGGCGTTTCATAGGGAATGTTGTCATTGTTATAATCCACCCATTGCATGGTTACTGTGGCAAGTGTGGATAGGTGGAATTTTCTGTTCCCGTTTTTAGCAAGCGGCCAGCAGGGGGCTTCATTGGCCCCAGTATAACCATTTGTAGACTTCCACGTTTTGACTTCCTCAATAGTATCTGCACTGGTATCTGCAGCCAGATTGCTGTTTACAAACGCATACCAGTGCCCATTTATCTTTTGGGCTGCTGCTTTTAGGGCGGCGTCAACTTCGGGATGATGGCTCCAGCCAGGGGCGTCAAGGATGGTGGGTATCATGTTATAGGTCTGATATACCAGGTCTACTACTGATATTCCTGTTTTTTCTCCTGTAGTAGAATTGGTCCCGCCTATAACTTCAGTGGCGGTTATGGCATCTGGATTGACCTCGTCAAAGGTTACATCCACAGGAGATGTCAAAGTCCCTTTAAGGTCTTTAATTAGCACTTTTGTGCCGTCGGGGGTGTATTCCGCACTGAAATCAGTCCCCAATACCTTGCCGGTAATTGCAACGGTTTTGAGAATAACCTTGTCATTGTTTATATACCCCTGACCGTTGGTAAGAGTAACGCTGGTTGTCTTGGCCGATGTTTTATGTGTATCGGGGTCAAGAACATTGACTAAAATGACAGGTCCGATAACCTGAATGCTATTTTTGAAATGCGCATATATTGCCTCGCACAGGTCGAAATCATCCCAGTTGCTGTCATTGTAGCCCACTTTGGTTACAGCATCAGAAAAGCTCTGCACCAATATAGGTTTGTTCACTTTCCCGGAATAATCCATAAGCTGATGCACCGGAAGCCGTCCGAAATATACCGGAAGTGTCGATACCCCTTTAGGAGGTATTAAATCCTGGGTGGGCTGCAGATCGGCATATGCTCCATGAATATACAAGCTATCTCACCTCACTTATAAGAATTGGCGGGCTATTTCCGCCGTCGGGTATGTCTGTTTTTTCACCGGGAATGTTATCCAGCCATACCAGTAAGGATATGGCTGCTCCTGATACATTCCCCACTTGACGGGCATTTGTATTGCCACTTTGCCATCGATTATTTGATTTTTCATAAGCTCTGCAACGGTCCTGTCTATAAGATTGAGCAGGTCATTATAACCTTTGAAGTCAGGAGTATAATCCAGCCCTGTAGCAACCGGTTTATGTAATCCAGGGCTGTAAACTGCGGCAGAAATCCTGATATTTAACTCCAAACCCTGGCCATCATCGGTGGCATCATCCAGGCCAACTATTAAGCAGGGTATTGCGGCTTCCATTCCTTCAGGAAGATATCCTTTCGGAGGTATCCATCCTATATGGATAGCCGGATTAACTAACTTATAGTCATGAATGTTATTATCTGATGGTTTTTGTAGTTTGATGATTGGCGAAATTTTTTCCTGCAGGAAAGATTTCAATGCCTCTAAAACCGATACCGTAGACATGCTATCCCTTCTTTATTTTCTTATTAATGCTGGTCATGCGATATATTATTTCGTGCTCCAGTCTTTCATCAAGCTTTTCCTGGGAAACCTTCTCGATTTGTTTCTTCACTTTTTCATTGGTTATCATTTGAGGAATTGAAGATGTAAACACCGGCATTATCGCTTCCCTCAATTTGCCCGCATATCTTCCTTTTTTCATTATTTTAAATGTGCCCGTCCGACGAAAAATATTATATTGCATCTTGTCTTCGTCTTCTGATTTTGCTCCGGTTGGTGCGACAAAAGGTTTGGGCTCGGTATTTATAGTCCTCCTATCGCCTCGCTTGATTGTCGCCTTGACTTTATACTTCTTCCCCGAAGCAGGCGGTACTTGTGGGCTGTGTGGGAAATGCGCAAGCGTCAGCGAATAGCCTTTTGATACCGCATACGTCGTCAAGTCATTTTTGCTGGGTCGTTTTATACCGCCCTTGAAGGTTTCTTTTACATCTCCGGCTTTGATAGCATATTCTTTCGGTACTATGCGCCCCACCTGGGTAATGACATGGTCAATTGTTCTGTTTAGGGCATGATAAGCCGCTTCTCCGACTTGTTTTTCAAAACCTTTTAATTCCATTGTCAATATGTCAAGTTGTTTCGTATCTACAATAATGCTATCATTTGGCATGATTAAATACCTCTATTTTGCTGTAAAATTATTTCATACACCCCATCATCTTCCCTGCAGTCAAAAACATACATCTGCCGCCCGTCAAAAACCATGGGAGTGCCCTGCTCCGGGCGCTCCCCGAAATCTGAAGCCTTTACGTAAAACAATATCTCCCCTACGCTTATGCCGTCATATTCTTTCTTGGACCTTTGCTGTAGCCGGTCATTATCAACAATGACGTTTAGGGACCTGCCGTCTATTGTGTGAGTTTCAGCAAATTCGTCAAGGTTAAAAAACACATTAAGGTCTGATTGAATTATATCTTTGAAGCTCATCAGTCAATCTTCACTTTCGCTGTGGTTCCTGCTAGAGCTTTGGGCTCTATTACCCATCCAGCTTTATAGGTGCCCGCGGTTTTTGTGAGTTTACCTCCTACATTATCCCAGTAAACCTCATCACCAACCGCAAAAGCTACTGTATTATCCGCAGGCAACTCGAATACTCCTGAAACATTCAGCGAGCCTGTTGCATCTTTTGCAATGTCTTCAGCAGCTATACCTATCCTTGCCCCTATTGGCACTACATCACCATAGGCTATATCGGCACCGGTGCTGTTTGTAAAGTCGATAATATAACCCTTCTGAATATATGTCCCTTTTGCCATAATGTCTTATACCTCCTAATCAAAATTTGAAAGGTGCATAAATCATTTATGCGCCAGGATTCTTGTAGAGTCCTCTGTAGTCAAGAACCGTTACACCGTAGTCAATATATATTCTCCACTTGATGCCCAGGAAGTCAAAACCAACCTGGCTCTCAAGGATCGGCATATCGTTCCCATTCAAATATGTCACCTCAATGGTATCTATATCAGCGGGAGAAGCCGCAAGATACCAGGAAGTTTCGCTGTAGTCATCAAGTTCAGCATCGGCCACGATGACCAAAGAATTTCTAAACACGTTTGCCACATTAGAATTTGCTCCTGTGGGGTCTGCTATGGATACAATGAATTGCTGGGCTTGTGTCTCAAGAGAAGCGGGAACGATCAAGAAAGCAGGCCCGATATTGAGAGTCTCTTTACCCCTTAAATTCTTTTGCTTCCGCATAGCAGCCCGGCCTGCACTCACCGTAGCAGTTGCTATTGCTCCGCCACTGGAAGCCAGGTTTTTATGGTTCGCATGGAACAGGGCAATACCGTCATAAATGGCCGGGTTACTTCCAAGCATTTGATATACCAATTTGTTTATGCCTCTGGATGCGGCCCTCACATATGCTTCAGGGACTCTGGTCAGTATTCCGATGTCATCGTTTATGAGGGCCTGTCTGGTCATGCCAAATTCTCTGCCGAAAGTCGCCACGGCCTTGGACACTCCCTGGTCAGTCATTTCATCAAATTTGAATTCGCCGGATTGTGTCATCTTCACAAGCTCGCCGGCTTCGGAAATCTGGTAATGTGTTGCAGCCTTAAAGTCGGGATTGCTCCCTCTGCCGGTCCACACCTGATATGTGGGCCTTGCGGCATTATATGCGGTAGCCATAGTTTTGTTGACGGCATTGGAGAGTATGCTTGCAAACTGGCTGTCAGGACTCAGTGCTTCTCGGAACAGAGTATCATTATCAAGACGGTGGGCATTGGGCCTCCCAGCTCTGGAAAGACACTCTATAGCCAGGTCACGGAGTTTCATACCCCTGAGGTCTTTGGCACCGTCGGCAGGCTTATCAAGTTTTATACCGCCCCTCAGCAGGATTGCATCGGAAGCCGCAGCTCTAAATTTGTCAACCTCTTCCTTTTCAATCCTTACATCGGGCACCGGGGCCGGCGATGGTTTTCTTTCGGCTTTGAGTTTCTCAAGGATTTTTGCTCTGACTTGGTCAACTGTGACACCGGATCTGATATATTCACTTGGATCTTCCTCGAAATCTCTGCAAAGAGCGATTACTTCTGATACACGTTGCCTTTCAGCTTGAATAGCTCTTTCTGTTTCTGTCAGTGTCTGAGTGTTCCCTTCATCTTTCGCTATTTCTGCCTTAAGAGCATCGATTTCTCTTTGCAATGTATCAAACTCTGCCTGTTCTTCTGCGGTTAATCCCCGCCCAGCAGCCCTGGCTCCATTGACAATCTCTTGCTGCTTTAATACTTTTGCCTTAAGCAATTCTTTTTTGTTCAATTTCACAACCTCCTATATAAAATTTTTATTGATTTGTATTTGCCTTTCGAAGATACTTATTGAATTATTAGGTTCCAGTGTATCATCTTCCATATTTCGCCCCACGCCAACTGTATCATCAGCAGGGACAGAAACGATAGATATTTCTAACGGGGTCCATTTTACTGCCACATATGCCGGGCCGGTAAAGCGGCCATTACTGGACATCTTACCCGCTGCCACTTCTTCCCAAACATCTACGGAATATCCTACGGATACACCTTTCAGTGTCCCATTTTGAACTTTTTGGTATATCAAATCCGCATCAGGGTCAGTGTCAAAAACTATATCGGCGTAGGTCCGTTTTTCATCAGCCGCAAGTCTGGCATTCTCAATTTTCCCCAGCACATAATTTCTATCATGGTTGAAAAGGGCAACCCCAATGTTGTTAAGCCTTTCAAGATTGACATTACCCTCATCATGCTGGAGTATTTCTACCCCATACCATCTGTTGACCGGTAATTCCGAAGAAAAAGAAACGGTGACACGCCTTTCATCCGCATTCACCGCTCTTATAGCCATATCGAATGTTCTATTCTGCTGTATTCCCGTTTTGGGTTTGTTGTGCCCCACCTGTTTTGTCACCCCCTGTTAAGACTGATAAATCAAGACCCAGAGATTTTGCAAAATCATACTCTTTAGCTCTTTGTTTTAAGACATCCCTCCAATCTTCTCCCCTTTCAGCGCATATTCTGGCCAGTGTATCCTGGCCGGTATTGAGCGCAATTTTGTAAGCATTTATTTCTTTCAATGGATCTATCCAGCTCCATCCGGGCGGTATCCAGACATGCTTTAGATACCGGCGTTTATCCTGCCAAAAATCAGGGATATTGAGCTGACCTGAAAGGACCGCTGATATAACAAATTCGGTGTAAACCTCCCGGCAAAAATGCTCAATGAGGAACTGCTGCCACATCATGTAAGTGCGCTGGTCTTCCAGAAGGCCCTGGCGGGCACTGGAGTAATTGACCTGGGACATATCCCGAGATACAGCCTCATAAGAAAGGCCCTGGCCGGAACCTGCAAGACGCTGCTGTATGGAAATAAAGTCTTTTGCATTGCTCGCCTGGCCAGCCGGAACTACGGCTTGAACTTCATCACCTGGCTGTAACTCATGGATCATACCCGGAGAAATGGTCTTTGTAGTATAGCCACTTTGCTGATCCAGTTTGACGTTACGCCCTAGACCTGTGGGATTTTGTTTTTGATAAAAACGGATAGACAAGCCAAAATTCTTTCTTTTACCGATACAGCTTCTATAAATTCATTTGTATCTCTAACCCTCGGTAATGTCTTTGCCATCGGAGATACTTCACGGATTTGCGTAGGCCTGGTTTTGTGCCATAAAAAAATTACCCTCTGTTCGGGTATCCTCTCTGATTTTCCATTCCAAAAACCATCAGGGGTATATTGTTTAAGCCAATAAGCTACAGGCCGGTTATATTTGTCAAGTTCAACTCCACCGACAATCCTGTTCCCGTTTGCTCCGGGCAAGCTATTTAGCGATGTATCCAGCTCATCTACTTCTCTGGCTTGCAGTGAAAACGGCACCGGGCCGGTATTTGTATATGCTTTTATAAAAATTATTCCACCATCAACAATCAAGCGGCGTACCGCCATCTGCTGCATCTCGACAAAAGACTGCTGGCCGGTTACATCACAATTACGGGCTCGGCACCATTCTTCCCATAGGTCCTCAATCTGCTGATTTAATTCATCATCCTCATTCCCACTAGCATCAACAACTTTAGCCTGAACTCGTATTCCTGTCCCTACAACGTTACGCTCGAATGAATTGATTATACTTTCCGCAAAATCGGCATTCCTTTCAAGGTCCCGGGCTCTTGCCCGAATTGTATCTCTCTGCCCTTGGTTTGTCTGTTCTGCGGTAGCGTTTATGGTGGTCCATCCGGAATTCAGTCTATCTGTTCCCCCGGAATCATAAAAACTCCTCAGCGCATTTCGCCAGGCTACGCGCCTATATGCCCAGGCAGGGCTGAAAACGGATATCGCTCTATCAAGCCAATTCAAACTGTCACCTCCTATCAAAGACGGCCACATAGACACCGCCGCCGTTTTCCTCATAGAGCTGTCGCTGTAATTCTCTACGTTCTTGATAAAGGATAGTAAGGTCGGGCCGTCGTAAAGATCTGCTCCCTATTCGGTATTCCTGGGCACCATTTTCTATGGCACTTATAGCCTGGTTAATCTGGTCGAGTTGTTCCTGGATTGTCACTATAACCACCTGCCTTTCTGAGGTATCCAATTAGAGTTTGGTTTAATAAAATTATTCTGCTGATATTCAACCGGCTGAGTTTTATTTATTTCCGGCTGTTCCCGGTTCGTCTTCGATTGTAGATACCTTACATGCAAAAGGTCCGCGGCCAGAGCAGCATAGACTTCAGCATCTAAATAGTGGTTTGCCGCATGTGTGGCTTTGGGTTTCCATACTTCAACCTCTGCACCGTTTTTCTTTTTTTCAATAACTTTTTCTTCAGCGCATATCTGCTCAGCATATTCACGGTCACAGCCTTTATATACCATCCAGGAACCGGGACCATTGGGTCGTCTCAGTCTGCCGGCAATCATATCTTTATACTGATTGCCGTCTACAAGATACAGTCTCATACCATGCGCCTTACTGTTTACTTTATCAATTGTGCTTACTTTATATCTAGAAAGTAGCGGATTCGATGATCCTTTTACCGGCACCGCCCATTCCTGATTAAAAGCACAAAAGTCATATACTTCATCGGTTCGGTCACCAGAATCAATCGCACAAAGGTTGACTTGATATGTGTTCCCTTGCTTATCTTGGTATAGCAGATTCATGACATATTCAATCTGGTCCCAGGTTTCCGCTATCCCATGGGCTATATTCCAGCTGGTCATGCTGGTGCCCCAGGCTCGAATTGTATAATAAAAATGGTCCTTCTGAACGTCTACGCCTCCCGTTATCAGCATAGTGCCATCAGGGACCACACCTTCCTCGTATTCACTCTGTCGCTGTAACACTAAATCGGAGTTCATTTTGACCTCCGTCTGCTCCCAAGGTTCCGCAAGCCAGGAGTTTATAAAGTTCATTAGAAGCTCAGGGAAGTCTTTGGATTTGAGGAATTCATAAGCCACATCACCGAATCTTACCCATGGTGAATAAATTGCATTAAGGTGGAATGCTGTTTTTCTAGTGCCAGTTTTCCTTTCGGACTCCCACCTGCCCGCCCGAAGCATCCCTGGTTTATGGCCGTCGGTGATGATTCCACGGCATTGCTCACATTCATAATATGCCGTGGCCCGGGCGTCCTCCGGAGAGGGATCTTGATCTGCTGGTTTAGGCCATTTGATCTGCTTAAATCTAAGTGTCTGATAATGGCCACAGTGAGGGCATGGAACATAAAATCTTCGCTGGTCGTCAGCGTTCTCCCACTCCTGCCATATAGGTCCATTCTTTCGAGTAGGAGTAGAGGTTTGAAATATCTTTTTGTTGTGAGCAAAGGTCTTAGTCCTCTCTCGGGCCAGACTCCTCGGGTCTGCTTCTTTACCGGCACTTGGAGGGAATTTATCCACCTCGTCCATAAATAAGTACCGTATTGGCCGGGAGGCCAGGGATGCTGGACTATTTGCCCCGGACAGCACTACATACATGCCGTCAAACTGCAGTTCAAGTATCTTGCTCTCTTTTTCCTGGTATCGTTCCTTTAAAACTGGGCAAAGGTTTATCATGGGCTGGACCCTGTTTTTTGATGTATATTCGGCAAGTTCCAGCGTAGGATATACAATCAATGTCGGGCTTGGATCCTGGGCAATGACATAACCCACTATGTTATTTAGACATTCGGTGCCGCCCACCTGTGTAGGCTTTACAAAGATTATTTCTTCTATGTCAGGATCAGTGAATGCGTCCATTATCCCCTGAAGATACGGCGTCCTTGCCGTCCTCCAGGGACCGGGTTCAGCAGATGTTTTTGCATCAAGCACTCTATATTTATCAGCCCATTCTGAAACTGTTAACCGCTCAGGAGGTTTAAACACCTTCAGAGCTTTTTGTAGCCAGGGAGACCATTCAATTCTTGCGTTTTTTCTTTGACGGCTTGTAGACTCCGTCAATGCTAATTTGCTCAAGGGCATCCAGCGTCAGCTCCGTTATCATCTTTTCAATCCTCCTGGCAGTAACAGAGTCTACGTAACCGGCAAGCTCTGTGGCTATCCTCCTGCTGTAGCCAAGCATGGACCTTTTCAGGACAATAAAAAATCGCTGGAGTTCAGCGATAATGTCATCTTTGAGAATATATTCCCCTCTCTGTATTGCGTTTTTAAACTCGGCCGCCTCTGACTGAGCTTGTTTGTATTTGGCTTCATAATAAAGCTTTTGTTCTTGAAGAGATAACCTTTCTACGTCTTTTTCTGTCTGTATGCCGCCGGCGCTGACTAAACCCCGCCAACGTAAAACTTCTGCCAGAGGCCACCACCCGCGAGCGGTTTTTGGGCATCCATCATCACCCCAGCGCTTTAGAGTGGATTTATCTATGTTGAATACCTCGCACATTGCTGCTGTGCTGAGGCAAATTTTTTCATCAAGGATTTTTACTTTTTTATCCATTTTCTATCACCAAAAAAGTTGCAAAGTTGCATGATTTTTTTGTTTCATACTGGGTGAAATTTCGGGCCTCGCCAGACCCGCATTTGGCCCATCCCTCTGGAAGGACCCGCTCTTGGTGCGCAGAGTTTATACAGCTTAAACATATAAAAACTACAAAATAATTTTTATATAACCTATTGACACGTCTTATAAGACGTGTTATAATATAATCGTCAGGAGGGGAAAGTAAATGAAGTCTTACTCATCAAGAGAAGTAATTAAAATACTCGAACAGAACGGATGGTACTTAAAAAGAATAGTTGGAGACCACTACCAATACACAGACGGCCATAGGTTGACAACAATCAGACATCCGGTCAAGGATTTAGGAATAAAAAACTTAAAAAGCATCGAAAAACAAACAGGGATTAAATTCAACTAATCCCTGACTTTCCCCTGAAAACCTAAAAGGAGGTATCATCATGAAAAAGGATATTTATGTTTTCCCTGCTATTTTAACTCAATATGAAGATAATATTGGCATTACATTTCCCGATTTGCCCGGTTGCGTGTCTAACGCCAAAAATATGGATGAGGCCGTTAAAAACGCCAAAGAAGCTTTAGCACTTCATCTGTTCGGTATGGAAGAAGATGGCATTGATATCCCTTCTCCTTCATCTATCAATAATTTAAAATTAGATTCAAATGAAATTCCATTACTGGTTGAAGTTTATATGCCTTTATACCGCAATGCTATTGAATCTTCAACAGTTAAAACAACTGTAACTATGCCGCAGTGGTTAAAAGCTTTAGCTGAAAAAAAGAATGTTAACTTCTCTCAGCTGCTTCAATCAGCATTAAAAGAACATTTAGGTATTCACGATAGGCCGTAATGGCCTTTTTTATTTTGGGTATAAAAAAGAGCCATAAGGCTCTTTAATTATTATCATATAGCTGGTTATAAACCATCCTTCCGAGTTTATTAAAATCTTCTAATGCTTTGCTTGACCAATTATTTTTTCTTTAAAAACATTCTCTTGTAGATGAAAATAATTATCTTTTACCCATCGTAACTCCCATATATTATGCCAAAGCTTTCTCCCTTCCTTTTCTTCATCTAATCTTTTGGTACATTCCTTGCAAATTATAACTAATTCTTTTATTTTATCAGGATAGTATTTTTTATCAACCATTACATTACCTTGCCAATCATCTAATATTTTCCCACATTCTTCGCATTTTGGGTACACCATTTTCCTCGCCTCCTCATCTGTCTACTTCGACGTCAGAAGGGAAAGTCCTGCTATTGTCGAAAAATTTTATCACACCTCCGCCCCCACCCCAGCTAAAATGAGGTGTTCACCCCCACCGTTGCCGGCACACCAAAATAAAAGCACCGGTTTCCCGATGCTTTGTTTTTATTACATTACCACTTACTATCATATTAACACACTTAATTCGGATTTTTCGGATTCTCTAAATATTTATCATGAATAATTTTTCTCGGATAACTTTCATCATGTTTTCCAATTTTGCTGGCAATCATCTGCCATGATAAACCGTCGATATAACGATATTGAAAAACTCTTCGTGTCTTGGAATCCGGAATATTGTTTATAAATTCCTCAATCTCTAATTTCATCTCTTCGCATTTTTCTTTTCTCTTGCTTAAAAGTTTTTTAATCGACTTAACCTTCGTTGTTTTTTATCACTATAACCTTCGATGTGAAAGGATCTTTCAGTGTAAGGAAAATGCGGATCAGATCCTATCACACTGTCCTGAACAATCTTATCAGCCTGATTTTCTAATTTTCTTATTCGGTCTTCTAAATCTTTGATTTCAGCTTGCAAGTCCGTATATTGCTGTAAAAGTTCTTTGTGATTCAAAGTGCATCATCTCCTTCCCCTGGAAGCAATCCCCCACGCCCTGGCCTAGGTCGCTCCTGCATGATATATTGATAATGCTTGTCTACTCCGGAAACATCAGCCGCTGCCAAAACTAAGTTAGTTATATCGCTCAGACGTTTCCAGGCTTCAATTTTTTGTATGATTTCAATCGCCATAAAAGTTATCAATCTATCATAAATTACGGGATCCGTTATTTTGATGTATTCCCCTATTGTAATCATTACTCCATAATTTTTCCGTTGTAACTTTAAATATTTCATTTCTACCTCCTCACCCGAATATCGGATCTGACGCTTTTCTAACAACCGGTTCCTCTCCCGGGCCACAGGTTATAATTTGATAAATTCGTCGTTTTAAAGGCTTTATTCTAGGAATTTTATCCCCACCCTGGCGGATACAATCTTTGCCTCTATAAACTAAGCATCTATAATAAAATTTACACCCAACTAGATAACATTGTATTTTCCGCTGATATTCTACATTTTTCAAGGAATATCACTTCTTAAGCGTCTTTTTTCCTCTAGCAGCCAACTAATTTCTGCTGCAATACTCATCATTCTTTTTCGAATAATTGGTGTTTCTTTACCATTCTTGCATATTTGATAAAGCTTTTTATGCCTTTCAATCAGTTTTTTAATCCGATTATCAATTTCATCAAAAGTCATTTAGCCTACCCCCATTTTCTTCATTTTTTCTGGCATATTGTATAAGATTTTCCCATCTATGAAGGGTATCATAAGGAACTGTTGTTTTCCGAATTGATACATCAAGTATCAGCTGTATTGCCTTCTCCAATGCTTCTATTAGCTGGGTTTCTATGTTTTCATTTGTTACACCATCAGGCTTTAAGGTTTTATCATCTTTTTGTTTTATGAAGCCTTCTTTTTCTGCGAATTTCCGAATTTTTTCAACCGTTACTTTACCAATGCCGTTTCCCGTTCCGCTCATTACATCTAATCGCCTTATAAAATCTTCGACAGTTTCGGCCTTATTCAATTTTCTCACTCCTTCGCATTTTCTTTGAAATGTGCATTAACTATCTTCACCAACTTGAGTATTACAAACATTACAGTAAATAGGTTCATACCAACCATCAATATCATTTTTATTAACATCATACACAGTCTTTAAATCTTTGCCTTGCTTATTAACTTTGAGTTTTGCAGTTACAGATATTTGACGATAAAAGGTTTTACTATTCCCACATTTAGGACATTTTAAGCTCATTTCTTCACCATCTTTCTAATTACTTCACATTCTTTACATACTGTGATATATTTTTGCTAAAAATCACATTCATTCCATTTTTTCAGTTTTGCCATGGCATTCAGATCGCTCTGAGCTTCATCGAAGCTCTTTCTCCATTCCATATTTCTCAAGCATTTCCAACCGCTTTTCCCAGGTTTTTGATACCTAGCTTTGTAGACGTCTCCGCCAATGCCGCCCATTACCCTGTATTTCCAACCTCTATTGTCTACATATGTTTTCACAAATCGGCATGGCGTTGCTTCAGATTTTAATGGACCTGCTGGGCATTGTGTTTCTGGCTTATTTACATTAGGGCACATGCAACATCGATATTCTCTATATTCCGGCTGATTCAATTTATTTTCCTCCTCACATTATTTACATTACGCGCACTCTTTCTTTGCCCTACAGATCAAGGCATTTAGCTTCTCTCGTTTTGCCACTACTTCATACGCTGCAGCTACAACAAAATCCGATTCCGCATTCTGTAGATCCTGTTCAGCCAAGGTCAGTTCCAGCTTAGCCTTATCAATGATCATCTGCCATATTTCTCTTTTCTCCATACCCCATAACCTCCATTTTTTCACTCTCCTGGATCAACTTTATTTTATTTTTTATATCCGCTATTTCGAAAATCAGGTCTGTAATATCATTAAGCTCAATGATAATCATATGACGTTTATCCTGCTTAACCGATAATTTGCCCTGGTTAAATTTATAGCTGAATTTGCCGCTAAAAACTGCAGCTTTAAGCGCTATATTCTTATCTATCTTGATATTTGAGGCCCTTTCTTTCTTCCATTTTATCCCACACCTTGTTGCAATCATTTTTAAAGACCTTATACTGACATTCTGTTCTGCAGCAATTTCCTCTAAAGTCTTAACTCCCAGGTCCCGTATCAAAATCTCTTTTAGATTCCTCTTTTCAGAAACATTTTTGCCTCAGATGTATTATTAACTGTTTTTTCCTCCATTTTCTTTTCATCCTTCCTTCTGTATTTTTCTAATTCTTCCGGGGTCAAAAAATAAGTTTTGACTTCTCCGTCTTTCCTGTCAGCCGGTGGAAGTCTCCACAGCCAGTTTGCAACCTTACTTATCGATGTGTTGTGAGCCATTTGTTTTGACGACCTCCTCATCAATACAAGCCGCCAGTAAAAGCAAATAATTTCTTGCGTCAGCTATACGTTGTTTCAAGCCCTCACCGTTTTCAGTTTCCCATTCCCATTTGTAATTTTTACTTTTAACGGCAAGCGTAACGGATTGTATATGCTTCAAGAGATATGTCAGGGCCACATCTGCCGGTGATACCCCAAGAAAACCAGCCACCATGTTAAAGTTTTTAAGACGATCATCATTATTCGTATATTCTCCGGCTTTCCAGCACATCAATTTTTCTTCCTGGTTTAAAAACTCTCTGCATAGCATCTCAAATTTTCTCGACGTATACATATGACTGACTCTTTTCCTCCTCCACGTTTATAATATGGTGATCTATCCCATCCACTTTCAAAATCCGTTGTGCTTTTTCTCGCGCCTCTCTGGAATCACCGGCATCAACCACCAGAATAAAACTGCCTTCTATTCGATACCACTTATCCACTTTACATGGCCTCCTAGATCATAGTTCTTCTTTTTCAGCTTTCAACCGTTTCACTTCTGACTCTAATTCCATAACTCTTTTTATGGCCTCGGGCCAACCTTCTCTGGCTTGAACTATGAATTCAAGATTATCCTTTATATTTTCAAGTGGAGTCCATTCTTTAAGAACAATCGCCATGACTTTTTGACCGTGTATATTGATATACGGCATTTGTAAAACGTGCCCCATATTGGCTGTATTCGCATATTTCCAAGGTCCCGGTATCGCCTTTTCACATAACTCAAGATCTTTTTTAAAATCCCTCATTTTGGCATCTCCCTTTGATATTTTTCAATTCTTGCTTTCAAAGCCTCCATCAACCGATCCTGGGTAGCACTTTTATCCTCCAGCGCTGCCATGACATCTTCATCAACCCCTCCTTCAACAACCAGGTGGTGAATAATAACCTTTTCCGTTTGTCCCTGCCGATGTAATCGTTTATTGGCTTGTTGATATAACTCTAAGCTCCAGTTAAGACCAAACCATATAATGTGATGGCCACCTCGTTGAAGATTTAGACCATAAGCGCAACTGACTGGATGCGCCAATAAAATATCAATTTTTCTATTGTTCCAATCATCTTCATCTTGTGAACTTTTAAGCTCTCTCACTCTAAGGCCGGATCCCGCCAGGGCTTTTTTTATCCGCTGCAGGTCGTGTTGAAAGTTGTAAAACACTAATGCCGGTTGACCGTTCAGAGCCTCTATAAGTTCTAAAAAGGTTTCAATCTTACAGTTGTGTATTTCTACTGGTTTACGGTTTTCATCATATATAGCACCATTGCATAACTGTAATAGCTTGTTTGTTAAGACTGCCGCACTACCGGCATCAATCGTGCTTTCATCTACTTCCAAAAGCATCTCACGTTCCAATTTTTCATAAGCTACTTTTGCTTTACTATCTAGAACTACTGGCACATCAACAGTAATACAGTCTGGCAGTTCTAAATAATCTTCTGCTTTCATCGATACGCATATATCACCTATAAGTTGTTTGATGATCTCTTCAGCTCCTGGCTTTGGCGCATAGCTGAAAACATGATCCCGATCCCGCCGGTCCGGTTCAAAATATCTTTCACGATAATGTGTAAATTTTTTACCTAGTCTTTTACCCTCATCCAGTAAATATATTTGCGCCCACAGGTCCAATAATCCGTTTGGTGCTGGTGTGCCGGTTAATTCCACAATCCTGTTTATTTTGTTCCGCACCCAGGTTAAAGATTTAAACCGTTTTGCATTGTGATTTTTAAAGCTACTGGATTCATCAATTACCACCATATCAAAGGGCCAATTATTTCGATAATAATCTACAAGCCATTGTGTGTTTTCACGGTTAATGATGTAAATGTCGGCAGGAGTATTAAGTGCTCTTACTCTTTGTTTTATAGTTCCCATTACTACCGATATTCTCAATAAATGCAGGTGGTCCCATTTTGCAGCTTCCTTGCTCCAGGTCCCTTCTGCAACTTTTTTAGGGGCTATAACCAAGGCCTTGTTTATGGCAAATCGGTTATATTTCAGGTCATTAATTGCGGTCATTGTTATTACTGTTTTGCTCAACCTAAGCCCATATCCAAAAATAGCCCTAAAGCTTTATCGTTAATCAAACGATTTATACAATACTTTTGATAGCTATATGGTATGAACTTCATTCAGGCATCACCTCCCGACCTAAAACCGTGCCATTGAAAAATTTTTCTTCTTTCAAATGCCAAGCAGCGTGTTCTTTTTGGGAAGCAAAAACCATTAAATTTTCAGGTTTATTGTTTCGTTTATTCCCATCAATGTGGTGAACAACTTCACCCGGTAATAATTTTCTACCTAGCATCTTTTCAGCAACAATCCTATGTGTGTGACGCCCGTAAGTTTTGGTATAAGTTTTACCTTCACCTTTACCCAACCGTGAAATTCTTAATTTTTTACGAGTTTCCATAGTCATGCGTGTTGGGTTTAATTTAGCGTTAATTTCTTTAAACCTTGCAGCGTTTTTTGTAAAATCTCGATAAGTGTATCCAACAGGGTTATAACTTTTAGATGCAAATTTATTCATGCAATCTCGACTACAAAAAATCTTCTTTTTACCCTTTATCTGGCTTGGATACCGCAATATCACTTTGCCACACCAATCGCACTTAACGATTATCTTTTTCACTCCAAAGTCACTCCTGTATACTGGTGAATAAAGATATCCACTTTTTCTTTACTGTCGATTACATATACTGGAAACCCCAAAGCTCGGATTTTTTCCTGCTGTGCCTTCTGTAAAGGTGTGGGTTTTTCTCCCGGTGCTTTCAATTCCACAAAGGCCATACGACCTCCGGGAAACAGCACCAACCTATCAGGCACCCCTGCATTGCCCGGGGAGATAAATTTATATGCTCTGCCTCCGAACTCTTTTACCTTATTTCGTAAATATTGTTCGATATCTTTTTCTCTCATGGTATTTCATTCCTTCGCAATAGAATGTTAACGAAGAATGTTAACGGGTTAAAGTCTTGACCTACCTGTGTTTAACGGCTTTTGCCGCTGGAACCCGTTAACATTGTCGACATAGAATGTTAACGGGTCAAAGCCTTGTCCTATCTACATGTGAAGGGTTTTGTTAACAAAGTCAACGTTTTTTCTATATATAAAATATATAAATTAGGCTGTACAGGCGTATTAAGTACTATATAACCCTTTATATCCTCTCTTTTTATATTTACTATAAAAAGAATGTTAACAATGTTAACAAAAGGTTATAATATTAGATTTTATGCGGGTTTTAACCGTTAACATTGAATGTTAACAATGTTAACAATGTTAACAGATTATTTGATTCTGATAAATCCTCTTTGATGTCCATAACACCCGAAGCGATACGTGCCTTTACTTCTTTTCCACCCCGGGATGTTTGCCAAAATACTATTTATTTCCAACACATCGGACCTTTTCATATACTTGATATCCCCGCCCAGGCATTCGCACCATATTTCTGCGGCACATATCCGGTCCCGTTCCATGGTTTCGCCGGTGTCACGGCCAAACTCCCCGGCCCAATATAATCGCCTTTCATTTAAAGTCCTTTTTTCCCAATCCAGCGGCACCCGACGTTCTACAAATTCTTGAATAATGCCCTCTTTCGCATTGCTTTCTTCATGCGCTTCCTGTTCTCTCTTTGCTTCAGCCGCTATTTCACCCGTCAAATATAACGGTTCCCCCAGCTGCCAGTGAACGAATGCTTCAGCCCATATTTGGTCTACCTCATTTTCTAAATCCTTAAAAACATCTTTCTTTACAGGTTGAATCCCCACATCTACTGGCCAAAAGCGTCGATTGCCTGTCTTGTCTCTTAAAAATTCAGCATCGTTGGTAGTCCCAAAAAATACGCATCGTCTCGGATATCTGCCTGTGCGCCGGCCATATGGTTCTCGATATATATCGTCCGTTCTGCTTATAAATTGCTTTACGGCATTGATTTCTGAACGATTAAGGCCGTTTAGTTCTCCGAGTTCATTGATCCATATACCCTGGACCATTTCAGATGCTTCTTTGCCTTCAAAAGTTGTTAAGCTATCAGAAAACCATTGCCGGCCCAGGATTCTTAAAAAAGTGCTTTTACCTATACCCTGTGGTCCTGCTATAATCGGCACAAAGTCATATTTTACTCCCGGCGTCATTACCCTGGCCACAGCTGCCGTTAAAGACTTACGTATGACCGCCCTGGTGTATGGCGTATCCTCGGCCCCCAGGTAGTCTATAAGCAATGTGTCAAGTCGTTTAATACCATCCCATTCTAAGCTGGTTAAGTAGTCTTTTACGTCATTTATCAAGTGTTTATGAGCGCATAATGCTGTGGCGTCGAATATTCTGTCTTTACCCGTGATTTTATAAGTGTGTTCAAGGTAATGTCTGAGACCGGCGTCATCGACATCTGTCCATTGTCGGCGTTCCGTGCGAGGATCCCAGGGTAGGGGGCCCAGCACTAGACCTCTGTTGGCGAATTCATCAAAAGCAAGCTTTCCTTTCAAAAGTGGATCGTTTTCCAGTATAATCAGGATATTGTCCGTTGTCTTTGCCGGCATACCGGTGGTGGTGCTGACCTGCAACTTACTTATCCAATTGGTATTATCATCTTGATTTACAGTGATTACAGCAAAATCTTGAGTGGCTTTTTCGTATCGCTCTTGATTGAGTAATGCTACCACCTGGGCATCCGATACCGCCAGCTCACACATTGCCGCATAAGATGGCAATTTATTTGTAGGGGTATCGGGCTTTGCCTCATCGTCCAGTTCACCAAACTTATGTAATCTCACGAGGTCAAAAGCATTTACCAGCCGTCCTCCCGCTGGATCTGTGGCATGGTGCGAATAAAGGAATGTTCCGTTATCATATACAATTGCACCGCCGGTTGTGGATCCACCGGTATAAGTGTATCGATCCGGCTTACCGTCGCATGGGGCATAAACGCCGGGTAAAAAAGTATCCATAGCCTTATATATGTCATATACCTTGCAGAAGGCACCGACGATACCTGCTTTGGCCGTAGGATCTCCCTGTTTTGCGGCGAGTTTTGCATGTGTCTGTTGTACTCCTGGTATTTCAGGCCATTCTGCTACATTGCGCCAGTCTTTATACGTTGCCAGTAGCCCATCCACATCCAGGAAAGGTTTGTCTCCATATTGGTAGACGTATTGGCTGTCAGAGCAGCATGAGGGCCAATACATGAGCCTGGAAGCCTCAAAGGTAGAAGGATCACATAATTCTATTCCAATTATGCTTGCCAGTTTTCGGGCCAATGGTTCGTATTCATCGGCTGTAATTGTCCGGTTGCCCGGTATGATTACCCGAAGTCGTGGCTTTGCTTCCTCATGTTTACGTGTGGAATATACGACATAAGCACATCCCAGGGCTTCAATTCGGCGCAATGCGTCCTGAGTGCCACCTGCGGGTATATTATCAAGGTCCAGGGTGATGATATCCCTTCCGATTACATTGTTTGCTTTTCTCCTGTCATTTTTTAAAAGGCCCCCTACAAAGCCGCCCACGTCTTTTAAATCATCTTGACGGCTTTTGGGGAAACGTAAGTATTCAGTTAAAGTTTCGGTGCCTCTTACCGGCGTTTTTAAGCGTTCTACAAATTCAGACCAATATAAAGTTTGAGCGGGCCATCGTGTGGCTCTTCGGCTTCCGGCAGCGGATATCGTTATTTTTCGGTCATTAGTGAGCATAAGCCACCACCTAAAAGATTGAATAGAATAATTTGGTTTTGGATATATTAATTTCTTATTAAACGGTATAAGCTACTTTTTAATCTTTTTTATAGAACTTTGTTATAAACCCATCCGCTTTAAGTGGTAATCCTGGTGCCCAAGGTATTGGTTGCCCCATAATTTCGCATACTTTGTCAAGATCTGCTTTTTCTTCCGGTACATCCAGCACAACTTCATCATGTACGTGGAAAACGATTTTGTATCCGGCAGCAGTAAGCCTCATTAGGCTTTCAGCCAAACAATCACGGGCAACTGCTTGGGTTATATTTTCAACCAGTTTGCCTCCGTATGTAGAGACCGTTTCCCACTTCTTTGACGTTTGATTTATCCCGTGATAATATAGCGCATCCTGGCCCCGGTCATTTTGTGCGATAAACGGTTTTACATAAAATAACTTTCGGCCACTGGGCAAGGTAATTGTTAAGAAATCTTGGCCAGTGTTATAATCTCCTTCTCGGGCAAATAGCAGATTTTTTATACCTACAGGTTGACCTGTTCTCATTACGGTAAGAGCAGCATTTTCTACCGCATACCATAGATCCACAATCCTTTTGTTTGAGGATCTCCACCGTTGCACAATTTCCGGTAATTCTTCTTCGGTTAGCCCCATGCTCAATGCACCCATCTTGATAAGGGCACCTACGGAACCCTGATAACCTAAAGCTAATTCTGCAACTTTTCCTTTTTGCCTTAAGGCATATTCCGGATTACCCTTAACTATTTTTTCTATAGGTACTCCGAACATCTGGGATGCGGATGCTTCATATATTTTCCCATGAGTGTTGAACACATCAAGCCGCCATTGTTCACCGGCAAGCCAGGCGACTACCCGGGCTTCTATCGCGGAAAAGTCAGCATCTATTAAAACATACCCGGGAGACGGTATAAAAGCGGTTCGGATGAGTTGCGAGAGGGTATCTGGAATACTGCCGTATACGATTTTTAGGGCGTCTACTTTTTTGTTTTTTACACAGTCCCTGGCGTGGGATAATGTTTCAAGATAATTTCGAGGAAGGTTCTGAACCTGGACGAGGCGGCCTGCCCATCGGCCAGTACGGTTGGCTCCGTAAAATTGTAATAGCCCTCGGATACGTCCGTCGTCGCATACAGCTTCTTTCATGGCTGTATATTTTTTCACGGATGTTTTAGAAAGCTCCTGACGGATCTCCAGCATGCGTTTTACTTTTTCATCTTCGGTAGTTTTAATAAGATTTTTAACAGTATCTTTTTGCAGGTCCGGTATTTCCTCTCCGGTTTCTTCTTCGAGCCACTGTGACAATTGTTGAACACTTTTGGGGTTGTCCAGGCCTGAAATCTTTATTGCCTCATTTATTAATTCATCTGTAATTTTTTCGCTGCAATATAAAGCCCCTTCAATTAGATCCTGGTCCACCATAACCCCATAATTATTTATCTGCTGATCCAGCCGCCAGAGTTTTTGTTCCTGTTCCGGCACCGGAAAGGCAGACAGTCTACGTTCTATTTCCCGCTCAGTCACTACATCCTGGGCGTTATACTGCTTGAATAATTTCCACTTTTCAGGTTCATGGTGTGGTAACGTCCTTGTCCGGTATCCGTTGCTTTTTGTGGGCTTGCAGGGCACGCAAAAAGTCCGGATAAGCGCCTGGCCGATGCTCATTTTCTTTTTATCTTCAGGCAGCCCTAGTGCGGCGCCTGTGGCTGCCAGGCCTGCCGTGTAACCGCAATATAAGCCGTGCAGCATGGTATCCTGCCATTGGGGGAGCCATGCTTCCGGGTTTGATATACTGAAAAATTTGCTTAGGCAGTACCATTCAAAGGATGCATTATAGGCATGTTTGATAATATTTGGGTCCCACAGAGCGGATATGACATGTTGGGGTATTTTTTCACCCTGAGCCAGATCAATTACCTGCACAGGGTCATCATCGAAGGCAAATGCAAAAAGCAATATTTGGAAGTCGGGGGATTGTACATACTTGTACAATCCCGCCTTTTTAATATCTACACTACTAAAGGTTTCTAAGTCTATTGATAGATGTTTCATATGCCCATCACTCGGCCGGTAATCGGCATGCCAGTTATTGGGTCAATCTGCGGTGCTGAAGGCATAGGTTGTGCAAAAGTTGGTTTGTTTAATTGTGAATATGTTGGTTGATTTTGTTGTATTGGTTGAGTATAAGCAGGTATCTGTTGCGTGGTGTATATTTCGGCGCTGTCGCCAAAATCGTCAGCGGCGGTGGTGCGCCCACCTAACGGTTCTCCGTCTTCGAGTTTCTGGACATTGCCAAGGCCGCATCCGATACCTTTTTTACCGCTGTTGGAGTAAGGGAAGAATTGAATTGACACTCTAGCATAAATGCCGGAATAGATTTCACTTTGATTAATAATCGGGTTAAGCTGTAAATCCACTATCTGTGGAGGCTGTTTGGAGGATGCCGTAAATACCCAGTGCCCTTTGCATTCTTCACCAAAAGGCATTCCGTCAGAAGGCCGGACCCCGTCGCCGTCATGGATGGGTATTGCTATTTGCGGGGGTCTGACACCATTCCATTTTGAGGATATCCCGGTTTGAATGGCTGCCTGAATAGCTGCATCAATACGCTGTTTTGTCGCTATGTCGGATTTTGGAAGCAGGATTGTTACGCTGTATCTTGGTTCCCCTCCGTTTGGATTTGCGTATGGTGTAAACAGATGCACATAACTAAGTCTCACTTTGCCGGTTACTACATGCTGTGGATTATTTTTGCTCATTTTCACTTTTCCCCTTTACATATAATTTTTTAGCTTTTAAAATCTTCTTCTGCGCTTATGCGTCTTATCGGTTCTCGTTTGTCGCTTTCCGGTACTAAAGTCGGTTTTCCGGGCGGCGTTTCTACATAAGCGTCTAATAGTTCTTTGAATTTTGCTTTCCCCAGTAACTTTTCAACGCTTGCTAAGGTTAACGGTTTACGTTCATACAGCATGGCTTCATCTATACCGTTTGCCATGAGTACCTTAAAAGCTGCTTCTTGGTCGGTAAATTGTCTTACGCTTCGGCCTTCAACCGCTTTCCATCCGGGTATATCATTGCCGGCCAAGCATTCTGACAAAGCATATTCCTCAAGGTCCTTAACCCACTTAACCAGGTCCTGAGCTTTTATCAGGATTTCTCCCACTTCCTGATTCGAGATTATTGGGGGCTTCATCATATTATAGCTCTCAAGACTCATATTGAATTCTGCCCGGGCCCGGCATAGTGCTTTTGCCCGGCAAAAGCGGCAATGATCCCCGGGAACAAAATTACCTTCGCCATTGAAGGCTTTTTGTGCAATAGGTTTAATACTTTCACCCCAGGTTAGCAAGTCCGCTGCTGATATTTCCCATTCTGAAATGCTGTCAAGTCTGGGCTGCACTATAGACATCTTCACTTTTTTGATTGAATACAGGATTGAATAGGCTGATAAAGCCCCCAGTGCGTAAAGTTTCATTTGCGGATTGTCTTCTGCTGACACAGGCACCCCCTTTCCGTATTTAAAATCAATTATGTGAAGGGTGTCGCCACCAATTATGATGCAGTCTCCGGTGCCGAAACCTTCAGGAACATAAGTGCTGTAATCCAGCTTTTTTTCGATAGTTACATAGGGTGTTGAAGGATAATTAAGTGCTATTTTGCAAACATAATTAAAGTATTCATCTACGTGGTTTAACATTTCTTCCTGAAATAAAGGATTTTCTTTAAGTTTTTTAAGTTTGTTATTGAAAGTCTTAGGTCCCATGGGTTCGATAAAGTGTTTCCGGAGTTTTAACTCTGCGATTTGATGGGCTAATCTCCCTTCTTCCGCATATTCGCTTGTGGTCTCCGGAAAAGTCTCTTCCAGTCTTGCGGATGGTGTGCATACCAGCCACTTATGCGCCCCTGAGGCCGATAATAAAGCATGTTCGGCTACCGGGACCTGGGCCTCGATATTTTTCATATTTTGGCCCCCATCTCTCGAAGTTTTGTAGCGAATGCGCCGTATTGTTCTTTGGGCAATGCGGTGAGTGCTTGTACACCGAAGCTGTTCAACAAAGCCACGAGTTCCATTCTGCGACCAGCATCAACTAATTGAGTGGCCGCTACCGCCAATTGTTCCATAGTGTATGTCTGTGGTGTAGTTGGAACAGTTGTCGGGGGTGCGGGTGTTATTACCGGTTCCGGTATCGGTTGTGATGTTGATATAGGGGTAGTCGGGACAGCTGTTGGTGATGGTTTAAATTGTGCTATTGGTGTCGGTTCTGGTTCAGGTGTTGGCATGGATTCAGATACAGGTTTGGACATTTCAAGCAAAGCTGCGGCCAGGGCTTGAATGGCACCTGCCAATTCAGGTGCGTCGATTTTTATACTGATGTTCATATCCACGGTTTCTCTCTCCTTTTGATTTACTTTTTTAATTCTATCGGGCATAAAATCCCGACAAGTTCGTTATTTTTGAATAAACCTATGGGCAATGTAGGTGTGTTAAATCGAAATTCCAATTTTAATCTTTTAAGATAGCAATAATAGTTGTAATTTACATAAACAGGGCCTGCTTCTGTTTTGATCATAATAATTAAAAGCTTTTTACCATCTATGACTTTATCTTTAATAAGCCCAGTTTCTGCATCTATATCAGAGCAGTGATAAAAATCATCCTTGAAATAGCCTTCAAGACTTGGTGCGTTGAGAACTCTAATTTCACTTAGGCCGTTTACTGCGGAGATAAAGGCCTTTGGTGCTATATCTTCTCTGATTAAATAGTGCTTGGTGCCTATGTAGTTTTTTCCGAACACCGTAATTTTTGCGCCAGGCAGATCTGGTGGTACAGCTTTTTTGATAGTCACTTGTTTTAATTCCACTTATTTAGGACCTCCTTCAGCTTTTTCAGCTCTTCAGTTGTCAACGTAATACCTTTACTCATTCTTTTATGTTCAGGGTCCCAATCCCGGATATCGTATTTTGGTTCTCGGCCATCCCAGCTGATCAAATTGATTTCTTTTCTCCATCCCTTTGGAGATGTAGAGAGGATCCCAAGATTTTGTATGATTTCAAACTTTATTTCTTTGTCTGGCATTATGTTTCGGCCTCCTTTTTATATTCGCATACTAAAATACATGCCGGTATCTGATAATAACAGAATGCCGCAACACTCAGCATCGGTGCTCCAGAAAGCGCATTCTTTATGGATACATTCACCAAAGTCATATACCTCTTCTTCTTTGTAGCTTGCTTCATTAAGAGGCACTTCATTATCTCTTCTATCTTTGCCGACTATAGTTTTTCTTGGTTTCAGGGGACATTTTGTTAACATATTATCTCTCCCTTGATTCCCTCATTTACCAGTGGTAAAATGAGGGTGAGTGGTTTTGTGCCTTCTCAAGCTCTTTGAGAAGGTCTTTTGTTTTGCCTTGAAAGATAAAAAGCGGCTTTATTTCGGCTTTTGCTGTATCAATTTTTAGGTATTCAATCATAAGCTTTTTTAATTCTATTCGGAGCTTGTCTGCTTTTTGGGCGGCTTCTACAGCTAAGGCGATAATTCGGTTACATTCATTAAGCTGTTGAGTGATGCTATTGATTTCTCTTTCGAGTTCTTCCTTTAGCATAATCACTGCCCTCCTTTCTCCTGAATTATGGTAAAATTTCTCTGAAGGGAGGTGTTTGATTTGTTTAAAGTGAAAAGCCCAACTAAAAAGTTAAAAGAAATATGTTCAAAATTAGGTCCCGATTACTCTATTAAAGTTATAGATGCTGAACAAGTCATTTATCGTAAAATTAATGATAACTATGAATTAGAAGTATCCGGGCTAAATAACAGTCGTAAAAAGATGAAAGCTGTTATATATCTTTGGCAGTTAAAACCAGGCAAAGTGAATTTAGAAGTTATTGAAAATGTTACAACTTTCGAATTCCTAGAGTCTTCTCTAACAAGCCTTGTGGAAAAATATCGTAATTCAAACTAATGGATGTTAATATTAAAACTAGATCCTCCCGAGATAAATTCTTTGAAGCTACTAGCTTACGGAATTTATCTCTTTTCTTTCGTCATCAGTAATGTACCTAAACCGTATCATTTCTTCTTCCATCCTTCTCACCTCCCCTATAATTAATCTATTTCAGTCCATTTAACTGGCGATTTACCAGAAAGTGAAATTACTTTTTCACATATTTTAGGCACATCAGCAATTTTAACATTTTCATCTTCCAGTAGTCGTATAATCTTTTCCGCTATTTTTATTTGTTGCTTAAATTCAACTTGATATTTTTCCACTCTCCTCACCTCCCCCTTGTCCACTTTTTATTCAAAAATTTTGGGTATTAGTAAAGTAGTGCCTGAAACAGCTTTTTATATGCGGAGTCAAGCAATTTTATTTCTTCTATAGTTGAATTTTGAAAATTTTCACTAAGGTTGATATCTTGATATAACTTTAATGTTTTTTGCTTGCGTTCGCTTAAACATTGTGCAGCAGTTAATAAGTTAAGTACTTCGTCCTTTGTAAGATTAACTTTTATTTCTTCCATCCTTCTCATATCTTCCTCAATTTCTTCGATTTCCTCAATTGTCTTGAACCTTTCAACATCAACATATTTTTCCCATTCATAGCTACCGGTGAGATCCATGATGTATTCATAGGCCCAAGTATAATTCGGTTCTTTTTTGTAAAACTCGTTACCATCGGCGATCAGGTGCCCTTTGTAATAGACTTCCATTTTGTATCTGTCTGTGGCACCTTCCCAGACCGGGATAATTTTTATAGTGAGGTTATTGGCCTTGAGAAATTTTTCAAACTGATTTTTAGTTATCTGCCTTTGTTTCATTATCATCATCCTCCCCTTTGATTGGCATCCAACAATCTTTATTGGTATGTCAAACTTATAAGTTAATCACTTTTGATGTTTCTGCCAGCACTTTAGCAATAATCCCCTTTAACTCTTCATTCTCTCGCCTAAGATCCTCTATCTCCCGCTCTAACCGTTTGACCTGCAATGGTGATGTCTTTGCCAGTTCAACACCTTCAAGCTCTGCTATATATTCCGGAGTAAACCGTATGGCCGGTATACCTTTAGCGGGTTGAAGAATTCCTTCGGCTCGCCATTTTTCTATTGCTCTGACGGAAACTTGCCACCGTTTGGCGAGGTCTTGTTGAGTCAGGAGTCTATCCATGATACCGCCTCCAAGAGGTCCCCTTGGATGGGTTTTCTTTTGTCTTCATATTTGCGGTAAATTGTGCCACATTTGGGGCAGATGTAGGTGGCGATATCGAAATCGGAGTCTTCTCTGAATATCCGCACCAGCCTACTCTTTTCGCTTTCTGCACCACATCCAGGGCATTTGTCATCGAAAAATTTGAGTGTGTTAGTGAATATCTGTCTTGCTCGCGGAAATTCCGTTTTTGTCTGTAAATGCGTAAGAATTGAATACATCTTTCGTCTGGTTAACAAACTTAAGTCTTTTTGAATCATTCATCCTACCCCCCAATTATTTAGATCGAAGACTGTTGAATTTCATTCATTCATATATCCCTTCCTCTCTTCTGGGAAAAAGGTTTCATGTACTGTTTCCCCTAGAGCTTTTGCAATTCGCTCCATTGTCTCTTTGGAGGGATTATTTCTTGAACCATTTTCAAGATGACTTAAATATCCTATTGATAATCCTGTTTTTTCAGCAAGCTGTTTAAGAGATATTTTATTTTTTGCTCTCAAAATCTTTATTTTGTTCATTTAGACCCCTCCGTTCGTCTCTATGACAATTTTAATCTATATAAAGAGTATATTCAAACTCGTATTTTGTCATAGAGACGAATTTATTACAATCTTACTTTAATTATCTTAATAATTCTTTTATTTTCTTATAGACAAAAATAAAATGATGTTATATAATATTTTTGTCTGACAGAAAAAAATATAAAAGAGGTGTGAGAAATGACAATAGGAGAAAATATAAGAAAAATAAGAACAGAGAAAGGAATAGCCTTACAAGATTTAGCCGCTAAAGCACGCATACATCCAGGAAGTCTAACTAATATTGAAAAAGGTTACAGAAATCCTAGCATTGAAACATTGAACAAAATTGCTGATGCTTTAGAGGTTTCAATAGCAGCATTAATTGAAGATGATTTAAATAAAATTATCGATGATAATATTTTGGAAGAAGCTAAAAAAATCGGTTTGCAAAATATAGATCTAAATGATCCTGAACTTCTAGACAAGCTGGGGCAAGAAGCCCAAAACAGAATTTCCGAAAAACTCATAAAGCATATAATAAATACGATAAAACATGAAAAACCACACAAGCATATTGATCAAAATATAGATCCTTCCTCGTACCGTCCCCTTGGACAAGTTAGGTATGTTCCTAAAGTCGGGAAAATTGCAGCAGGACAACCTATTCTAGCAGAAGAAAATTTGGAAGGCTATATGCCTATCGATACTTATTTCTTAGAACAAGACAAGCAATATTTTCTTCTTAGAGTTAAAGGGGATAGCATGAACTTAGAATTTCAGGACGGAACTTGGGTTCTTGTTGAAAAGACGAATTATTTAGAAAGTGGACAAATAGGTGTGGTTTTAATAAATGGATATGAGGCTACAGTTAAAAAAGTAGTATTAAATCATAACATGATAACCCTAATCCCGATGTCTACTAACCCTATACATCAACCTGCAATGTATAATATTGAAAAAGATGATGTAAGAATTCAAGGCCGTGTTATAATGGCCCTAAAAACTTATTAAGGAAGGAGGTACAAGCATGGATTACAACATCACATATCGTCAAAAAGACGGCGGCTGGCAATACATTATCAGCTATAAAGATCAAAATGGAAAGTGGCGGCAGAAATCAAAACAAGGATTTAAGGGGCAAAGAGAAGCAAAACGAGCAGCGGATAAACGGCTGGAGGAATTGAAAAAGCAGTTCGAGATGAGTCTCAGCACTGAATACGAGAGTATTACATTCGGGGAATTTTCAAAGATGTTCTTAAATCATGTGGCCTTATATAAAGAAGGTAATACAGCAATAGGATATCGAACGGCTTTTAGGAAATTTAAAGATTTAAACGACATTGAACTTGCTAAAATTACAAGCCTGCACGTTCAAAATTGTATTGATAAAATGGTAAAAGAAGGCATTAAACCATCAACCATAAAAGTGTATACAAAAAAACTTTCCACTCTTTTTAGCAATGCTATAAAGCCGCATAAGATTATTACTGAAAATCCTGTTACCGGCATTACAATTCCTGAAAACAAAGACAATGAAAAAGTTAAAGCCTTGACCAAATCCCAATTAGATAATCTGCTTGACAGTATTAAAAATCCAAAACATTATATAGTATCACTAATTGCAGCAAAAGCCGGATTAAGGATCGGAGAAATCCTCGGGCTAACCAGAAAAGATATAAATTTTAAGAAAGGCATTATTCGTATTAATAAACAATGGAAAATACGAAAAGACGGTACATGGGGATTCGGCCCAGTAAAAAGGAAAAAATCAAACAGAGAAGTCCCTGCTCCACCAAGTCTGCTCGAAGCTCTAAAAGAATATATAAAAAATACACCTGCGAGCATTGATGGCCGCATTATTCCATACGCAGATACACAATCTATAGCGAATTTGTTAAGGGCCCATTACAAAAAAGCTGGCTTCAATATATCTATCCACGATCTGCGGCATACATTTGCCACTTTACTCCTTTCAGAGGGAGTTGATTTTGAGACCGTCGCCAAACTTCTGGGCCATGATGTGGAGCAAACAATACGTACATACTCTCACGTCACCAGCGATATGATGAATCGGGTTAAAAAAATTGTTAACAAAATTTTTAACTAATTTTTGACGAATTTTTGACGAAATAAAAAATACCCTTGATTTATCAAGGATTAATAGCAATTTACTCTATTTCCCGGGAAAACATAGTGGTGGAAATACCCTTTTGCAGCAGGCTGGCCCTGTAATCCATGCCTCCAGGGTTGCGTTTTTCCTGCGGCAGCTTGAGTCTGCCTGAAAATTTCACCACATCCCCGTATCGGAACACCCTGCGGTTTTTTTCATCCCGGGGCACGGACAAAAATATTCTTCCCGAGACCTTTTGGTATGTATTGTTTTCTATTATGTATAAAGCCTTTATATCATATCTTACCCTGTCGGATTCAATGGTAGGGGAATCATTGACCATCCCTATTACGGACCGCTGTTTTCCAGCATACTTTACAATGGTGCCGGCTATACCATCGGCCCTTAAATTATAATAAAGGGCACCGGTAAAAAAGATCAATAGCCCAACAAAAGCGGCCCTTATCCTCTTTTTCTTTATTAAAAATAAGATTATCAGGCAAAGCAAAGCTAAAGATAGAAAAACCCACAGATTTCTTATAAAACTCCCTGCCCCGACCCCGGACAAAAAAAATACAGCTGCAAAAAGAAATGGGCGGTACAT